AATAAGGCATTTTGATCTCCGGTAATCTCTCACTGACCGGAATCCAGTTGGTATCTCTTAAACGCTCAATAACTTTCTTCTGTTCCTCTTTTGTCTCGCAGTGTATTGTAATGTCGTAGGTATCATCGTATGTGCTAAACGTGCCATCTTCATTCTGTACGAATTCCATTCTATCACTCATACTTCCACCTCACTATCCTCTGGCATCTGAAATACCGTATTCTTTTTAAAACTTTTTACAAGTTCTTCGAAACCATTGACGTGAATATCGTTTGATTCTACAATTGCTCGATGTCCTGTAAATCCTGTCAAAAAAGTACAAGTAATTTTATATTCTTCATAGGCTTCTTGAATCATATCCAGTACTTTCATGGCTTTTGCTTTGGTGGAATATTCTCCGAGCAAGCAACACCATCCTATATCTCTTCTTGCGCTTATTACTCCACCCGAAACTTCAATATCGGGTAAAGATTCAAATGCAACTAAAACTTCTTTATTCTGACTTCTGATTAACATTTCGTGCCCTCCTTGTAATTCTCAATCGCAACTATCTTATTTTCGTACATTGAAATTATGTTTTTAAATCTGCGAATATCATTATTGTATTTTTCCAAGAATGTTTCTTTTACGAACTGATAATTAGGTTCTTCCAACACAATGTACGGTGTTGAAGAACCAGAAATTTTTCCAATATCTTCTTTTTTCACATATCCAATGTAAAGTCTTTCTGGGAACTGTGTTACTGCTCTGTACGTCTTTGGCTTTTCAACTACCTCGCATTCCTCAACTCTGACTTTAAAAGTGGAGTCTCCGAATGTTCTAGTTTCTGGATTGAATTCTCTGTCACTGTCTAAAATGTAGAAATATAATTTCATTTTGTGTCCTCCTTATCACTTACTCTTCGATTCCACTGTTCTACAGCTTCTTCCTCTGTTTCTCTCCAACGTTCAACCATCCCATCGCATTCTGTGCAAGCTACAAGATATTCTTTTTTTGAATCGTTATATTTATTAATCAGCATTTCTGCTTTTCCTCCGCAAAACGGACAAGGTTTTAATTTCTCCATTTCCATCCTCACTTTCCCCATGTAAGCAACTGCATGGTTAATCAACAAAACTCCATCTGTCCATCGTCAACAAACTTCTTTTTCTTCTGGCTTAATGTATCGCCCTGCTGTTTCAATCTATCCACACGGGCTTTCTGGTCAAAATTTGCCATGTAATAATCATCAACTTCTGGCGGTACTTTTAAAAAATATTCTTCTGGAAGTGGAAGATTATGTTTCTCACAGCAATTTGCAATCTCATTTCTGTACGAAAGGATATGATTTCTGGTAAGGTTCATGTTACATCCATCCGCCCAGAATGGATCATTACAGCCATTTTCGTTGATGTGTTCCCAGATGGCACGCTCATGTAATAGATTTTTTCTTAACAATTCTAATTCCTGTTCTGGTGTTTTCTGCTTCATTCTCATTCTTCTTTCCCCACGTGAGTAACTGACACACTATTGTGCAGTCCTCCATGATTTTTAATACTCAATAAAATCAGATAATTCCATCTGACCAACTACGTTATTGTCTTGCATCCACCATAGATATACTTCTTCGCCACAGCTCCACTTGGTATCTTTCCCGCGCCGCTTGCGTTCCTCAATCATTCTGTTAAAGGTACGTATATAGGCTTGCTTGTACTTAGGAAAATCATACATTTCCTTTTCCCTCTGTGCTTTTGATGCAAGCGGACAGCCTAAACAACCTAACCGGTCATACCCACATTGATACAGTTCGCATACCTGAATGTCTTTCTCTCCAATGAACTGCCAGATGTTCTGATCTGTCCAGTCAATAATCGGATTAACTACTGTCTTTGCTTTCATCTGACAATTTTCAAACAACCTTCTGGTATCGTCATTGTCGGTGATAAGCATTTTCTCATCAGAAACGCCAATGCTTTTACTTGCTGTCTGCCCTAACACTTCAAATGGGCTTCTGTTGCTTCTTTTACTGCTTTCAGCCCATCTAACGCCTGTTGCAATCAACCTGTCTGGATTACCGCCCTCTTTCAGTTCTGAACAGCAATACCGAACAATTCTAGTCGGCGGCATTAGTTTTCTGGGAATGAGGTTCCACATTGTAAGACGTTTACCGTTTTCTTGTACATGATAATCAATCTCACATTTGATGCCTTTATCTTCCAATTCAGAAAACACATTCTTGATATGTCCGACTGTCTGCGGTGCATCAACAGTAGTATGTGAATTATGTACCTCGAACGGGATTCCAGATACTTTGAACAATTCCAGAAGTACATCTGAATCCTTTCCGCCAGAATACTCACATACAAGTGGTTTGCTATAATGCTTCAACGAAATACCGCTTGCC